GCAGCAACGCTTCGATCCCGACCACCCGCCCCGTGCGCGCCTCTATCTGCGGTTGATAATGCAGCTTGAACGATTGAGTTTCGATAGCCTTTTGCAGGTCATTGCGCAGGCTCGCGTGCTCGCAAACACGCTGATTGAGATCGCTGGTGTACCACTGAAAGTTGTTGCGCCCTTGCTGCTTGGCTTTGTACATGGCCATGTCAGCCTGCTGGATCAGCTGCATCGGCTGCTCGATGTGACCATCGCTCAGGGTGATGCCAATACTTGCACTCACGTGCAGGTCAATGCCTTGGATGCAGTAGGGTCTGGCAATGCTGGCCATCAAGCGCTCGACCACCGGTACAACGTCCTCATCACGAAGCAGGTTCGGCAGCAGCACGATAAATTCGTCACCGCCCATGCGCACAATGGTGTCACCGGGACGAACCTGCCGGGTCATACGCTGCGCCACCTCAATCAGCACCTGATCGCCGAAGTAATGCCCGATCGAATCGTTGATGGATTTGAATCCATCCAGGTCAATGCACATCACCGCCAGACGACGCTTGCGCCGACGACTGATGTGACAATCCAGAACAAGCCGGTCTTCAAGCGAAACACGGTTAAGCAAACCGGTCAGCCGGTCATGGCTGGCGTTGAAGCTCAACTGGCGCTCGTAATGCTTCTGCTCGCTGATGTCCCGGGCAATGCCGAATACCCCGACGATTTCTCCGTTGACCATGATCGGCAGGTTAGAGATGTCCATGGTCAGCAGATTGTCACTCTCGTCGAGAACCCGTGCCTCGAAGCGCTGAGGTTCTCCGGCGCGGGCTGCGGAAAAATGCTGACTGACCCGCTCCAGGTCCTCTTCGAGTACCAGATGGGAAAAGTGATGACCAATGAAATCGGTTGCGGTGTACGGTTTCAGCTTCAGGCCTGCTGCGTTCACACTTTGGATATTGCCGAACAGATCGAGGGAGAACACGGGGTGGGGGTTGTAGGTGAACAAAGAACGAAAACGTTGTTCGCTTTCCTCCAGACGTTGGTCGTCACGCTCATGACGGATCGCAATGACTGCCAGCTGGGCCGCGCAGGCCAGTCGTTGAATCTGCGCCTCATCCGGCGCATTCGCGCGGTTCTGGTACAGGGCAAATGTACCCAACACGTTTCCTTGATGGGAGAGCAACGGCACCGACCAGCAGGAACGCAGGTTATGCCCCAGCGCCAGGCCGCGAAAACGCTCCCAGTTTGGATCTCGGGCGATGTCTTCGGTGACCACAAGCTCGCGCCGAAACGCTGCGGTGCCGCAGGTTCCTTCCTGTGGACCAATGGCCATTCCATGAATCGCGTCACTGTATTCGACCGGCAGGCTGGGCGCCGCGCCGCTCAGCAAGTGCTTGCCCTCGGCATCAGTAAGCAGGATAGAGCAGAAGGTTTCGGGGGCCTGTGCGTCGTGCATCTGACAGATGGCGCAGAGTATGTCGCCCAGATGATGGTCGGTCGCGATCATGCCGAGAATGTCACGTTGTGATTCGGGGAGTGTATTGCGGTGAAAGCTTGGACGAGTATTCATGGTGGTTCCTGAAGACTCTCGAGGTCGTCCGGTCTTCAGAGAGCCCGAAATAGTGGGCGGCCGATCACTGTCCACTAGTGCGTCGGACGCGCACTCTATAGAGCACCGGTTAACTAATAAAAGGCTCAGATCCAACATAAAAAACAGTATCAGATTGCCGCCGTTTAACTGACTTCGCTTTCCTCGAGTCGCGGCAAAATTTCTCGGCCAACGTCATCCGACGCAAGCTCAAGTGAATCGGGCTCCGGTGAATGGTCATGGTGTTCGGCCATTTCGATGTGATTTCAGCTCACTCGGAAAGCAGTGAGAATTCCACTCAGAGCCGGTCGTTTCGTGGGGGTAAAAAAGCCAGTAAATAAAAAGGGGTCGCGAGATAAAATCTCGCAACCCCTTGAATTATATGGTCGGGACGGAGTGATTCGAACACTCGACCCCTAGCACCCCATGTTGGGGGTTGTAGCAACACAAGTAATTGATTTATAAAGATAATTACAGTTTTTCGACATCACAAAACATCCGTTTTTTTGTGTTTATGCAAACGGAAACACGCGGCCTCCAGCGGAGGTTTTGCGCCCCCTTCCGGCGTCCTGCCAACCGTAAACCACCACCTCCTCTGGCGTCCTGCCGATCTAACACAATTCACCCATCGCAGTAGTGAACCGCCGATTTAACGCTGGTATTCTCGCTGCCACGTTTGCCAGGCATTAAGAGATGCAGGCGAAAATAGAAGCCCCGAGGCCACGAACCTTCGGGGCTTTGCTTTTTACTGCAATGAGTCATACGCCTGCTCGCAGGTCACTCCCCTGGCTCTAAGCGTGCTTGAGCACGTCGGCAAGCACAGCGGCGGCGCGGGTAGCTGCCTTGCTTGCGGCGGCAGTGCAGAAATTGCCGCTGGCTTCACTGGCTGCGAGTCGACGGGCAAGGTTGTCGGCGGCGAGCTGCACGCCGTCAGCAGAAGCGCGATCGGCAGCAGCATCAGCCGTCGCTTGATCGATGATGCGTTGGCTATCTTGAATCGCCTTGTTAATTGAAAGTTGACGGACTTGCTTTTTGGCGCGCTCGGCGGCGTCGTTGAAGCGATCGATAAGAATGAAGAGTTCATCAAAATGGAGCTTGCAGTGATGCTGGCGCCAGAATGACTTCAACCGGTCGACTCTGTTGAAAAAGTCGGATTTTTCAAATTGCCAGAAAACTGATCGATGGAAGCGTCTTATTAGCACACTGCCACGTGAAATCTGAGTCAGAACTCCTCTGCAAATGCTTCAAGATTTCAATATCAAACGCGCACTTTTTGTGCCTGGGAAACTAGGACAGACCTTATCAATAGAGTCGGCCAAAAGCAGACCTTTAGCCGTACTCTGCTTCAGCCAACTACTAACGTTGGAGTTAGTGTGATCGTAACGTTCAATCCCGCACTCTAGTTTTCCGCTTAGCACGAACCTTAAATGCTCACTCTGCTATTTTGGCTGCCAAAACTAGTAGTCGTCGACGAACCTCATTCGGTGTTTGCTTTTTTTGGAGTGGAGCTATCACAAATTGATCGAGATGCTCATAGTTCGGCGCACTGACCAACCAGTGATCTATGAACTCACGAAAAGTCACAAAGCGCAAGGTCAAAATCGCACCTTCAAATTCGACCTGGTCGCCATCAGCGTAATCTCGAAGCATCAATGTGTGCGCAACGAAATTTATGTGAATCGTCCAATCTGAAATCTCTGCAATACCCTCTAATTCATCTCGACGTAAAGCGAAGGTCTTCTTCAATGTCCGAAGATGTTCTTTCACATATATATCCGTGAGCACCCCTCCATGACTCTCGAAGGCGAATATTGTTTTTCTATCAGACGACTGATAATCGCAGTCTCCAAGTCGGCGAGTGCTGATATTCGTAGCATTTACGGATGCCCCTATACCTCTAGCACGCCATCCGTCTGTGTATTCCCCCCAAGTGAGCGCGTCCACAACTCTTTGTTCTAGAATCCCATAAGTTGAGCTATTTTCGGCTCCTATGGCATTAATAACTATATCCCATTCTGGTTGAGATAGTGACGAAGGAAGAGCGTTAGTGATCGGTCGAGTAAGCCGTAGTATACGATGCAACCACAGGCGTATTAATCGAGCAAGTTCGCGCCTCGCGGCGAACCCCATCATTTCAAGATTAAAAAGAATTCCTTCAAGCGCAGCTGTCCCAGGCCGCTCGCCTTTCTTCTTCATTCGAACCCATCCTGCATCTGCACGCTCTACAGACTTCGCATTGTTCAAAAATGGATTCCCAGCTTTAGTTAAAGCATCAGGATAAGTATCAAAAAGCCACAGTGCTGCCTTTCCCCTCGGGCTGAACTCATACAAATCGGTTACAGCGTGATCAAAGTATTCGGCTAATGTACATTGAAAGTGAAGGATCTGTAGATAAGGGGTGTATTTATCACAGTTTTCCTCGGGCGCAAGTTGTTGAAGGTTCAATGCGAGGGACTCGGAATAACCCAAAGCACCCGCGGCTGAGTCGAGCATCTCTGCGGACTGCACAAGAGATGCATCTGCAAAAAAAAGAGCCTCTTCCGCTGAGTCGACATGAAAAAGATCCTGAACCTGTTCAACGCTCAACGTAGGACCGCATTTCATTTTATCTAAAAAAGCTTCAGTTGTATGGCGATTAAAACGTGCTCGTCCATCACGCACCGCCAACATTCTCGCTATCTGTGCAGCTGTGAGTTTTTCCTTACTGGCCAACTCAATCATTAAGAATGAATGACTTAAAAACCATCGACCTTCTGAGTGGCTGAAGAAATGGTCTTCGATAAGCTTTTTGTGGATAGAAAAATAGTGTTGCGATAGTTCGTTCGCTGCGATCTCCCCTGCTACGATAAGTATCCGCTGAACCGCTTCTCGCAACTCATTCGGTGGAGACAGCGCATCTTCCCACTGTTCAAGATTTATGATCGCCCAGTCATGAAAGTCAGCAGCGTGTACTTCTAAAGAAAGGAGAAACTCCTCGAGGACCGAGGCACATCTCACCTCCGTCCCGGCAGCCGGGCTGATTGGTAGTAGAAGTGTACGCAGCGCTTTAATAGATTCCTTATTAGGCATTAAAAAAATCCTTGGGGTCGACTTCAAGCGCTTTAGCTAGCCTGATGATTGTTTTAAGTGAGGGATTACGCTTACCCCTTTCGCACCCGCTTACGTAGGTACGGTCAAGGTCCGCTCGGCCAGAAAGCTCTTCCTGCGAAAGACTTTTGGAGATACGTATCTCCCGAAGCTTCTGGCCAAAAGCTTTATAAATTTCATCATCGTTTGTCATTCGAGCATGCTGAAGCGGGTGACGACTATGAGTCCACGGCATATAAGTCACACTTGGCTAGCTTTTCTAGGTGTGTTCTGTACAATCGCCTTTGTTTTTTTTACCCGAGCACGAAATGCCTACCTCAGACTCCCTATCAGCTGTTTCTCTTTTTTCTGGTGCCGGAGGTATGGACGTTGGCTTCGCGAATGCAGGGATTCAGCCTGTGTTCGCCAATGAGCTGGACGATGCTGCCTGTAGGACTTATGCCGCAAATCATGGCTCTGTGATCCAGCAAGGGAGCATTTTGGATCACTTCCAAGCCCTAAAGTCCTTCAAGGGTGTGGACGTTGTATTCGGTGGCCCCCCATGTCAGGGCTTCTCCGTTGCTGGAAAAATGGATCCAAACGACGTACGCAGTGGACTCATACGGTCTTTTTTTGACGCCGTAGACCTCATAAAACCCCAGGCATTTGTTTGCGAAAATGTGAAGGCGCTTGCAGTGCTCACTCGCTGGAGTGATGTGCGGAACGAACTGATTACTCGCGCGAATAGAACACATCACGCTGCTCTTATCTTGCTTAATTCGAGCGACTTCGGAGTTCCCCAAAATAGAGAGCGTATGTTTTTGATCGGCGTGCTTAAGGGAGGTCATATCCGATCTGCCGACGAGCTTCGACTGGTTCTGCTGGAAAATCTTAAAAAGCATAATAAGACCGCACCTACAGTAGGCGAGCTTATCCGTTCATTGGGACCTGCAGGCTCTCCGGGGAACCGAAGAATATGCAACGCGAAGATAACTTATGCCACCAATCCTGTATTACGCCGATCGCCATACGCGGGAATGATGTTCAATGGAGCAGGTCGACCTCTCAATCCGCAAGGGCACTCCTCGACCCTACCAGCGTCAATGGGCGGAAATAAAACTCCTATCGTTGATGAAGAGTGCATTTTCAACGGAAGCCCTAGCTACATAGAGGAGTATCACCGTCATCTGATGTCTGGAGGAAAACCCCGGCAAGGAGAAGCGCCTAAAAGGCTGCGTAGACTTACAATCGACGAGTGCCTCGCAATTCAAACGTTCCCTGCGGATTACATTCTAGCTGGCTCTCAAAGCGCGACATTCAAACAAATTGGTAACGCCGTTCCTTGCTTGATGGCACAAGCCGTGGCAATGAGTTTGAAGAGCGTAATAGCATTGAATAATATGGCCATTAGCAGGGAATTGGTTTCAGCTTAAGAGCAGAAATTCGGAGAAGCCGGCAAATCTGCTAAGCGCGCTTCTTGCCGCAATAATGCAGTGGATGTAAAGCAGTCTCGCGCCGGAGACTCCGCCATAAGGCGAAATAGGGCGAATCAAGCGTCCGATTTTGGCTCCCGGCATTGCCACTTCTTCAAAAGAGACCGCCTAACGCCGCCGGCTCCCAGTTCATGATCACCAGTTCGCCACTGACCTCGGCCTTGCCCTGGCGCTGGTTGGTCGTGGTGTAACGAATGTCCAGCGTCTCGAAGTGAAAGCCCTCGAACACCCGGCGGATGTCCAGGTGATCGTTGATACTGACCATCACCCTGCCCTTACAGCGGCGCATGAAATCCGCCATGCGCTCGTAGTTCTCAAACGGGAAGTCGACGCCATAACCGGCGGTCTGCCAGTACGGCGGATCCATGTAGTGGAAGGTATGGGCCCGGTCGTAGCGTTCGGCGCATTCAAGCCAAGGCAGGTTTTCCACGTAGGTGCCAGACAGACGTTGCCAGGCCGCCGAGAGGTTTTCTTCGATCCGCAACAGGTTGATCGACGGGGTGGTGGTCGCGGTACCGAAGGTCTGCCCGGACACCTTACCGGCGAAGGCATGGTGCTGCAGGTAGAAGAATCGCGCGGCGCGCTGGATGTCGGTGAGGGTTTCCGGGCGGGTCATCTTCTGCCACTCGAATACCTGGCGCGAGCTGAGTGCCCACTTGAACTGACGCACAAACTCTTCGAGGTGGTTCTGCACCACGCGATACAAAGTCACCAGGTCGCCGTTGATGTCGTTGAGGACCTCGACGGGCGCTGCCTGGGGTCGCATAAAATACAACGCGGCCCCGCCGGCAAAGACTTCGACATAGCATTCATGAGGTGGAAACAGCGGGATAAGACGATCAGCCAGGCGGCGTTTGCCGCCCATCCAAGGGATGATGGGTGTAGACATGGATAGCAAGACCTTTACTGTATAAATGAACAGGTGCTAGGCTCGCTCCGCTTTGTGCACAGAGCAGGAGCCTTGGCGGGACTTGCAGGGACAATCTGCGGGGACGGTGGCCAGGCTGGATGTTGACGCATCCAGACTGGCCGCTCCTTTTACTTTAATTTTTGAAACTTTTGACTCGGGACGACTCAGCGCCCGGGCGATCAATTCGGCACTTCAAGCACGACTTTTTGCGGCTTGCCGGAGGCCTTGGCCTTGCCCTCCTTGCCGCCATTGCACTCTACCGACACCGTCCACCCGGACGGGGTGAAGGTGTGATCCACCGACTCCACCAGGTATTCGCCATCTAGGCCGCGCTTGAAGCCTTGCGCTTGGATCATGACTTCGGCAAACAGGTCAGTCCGCCCGGGCAGGTCGAGGCGCACCGAGGCGGTCGAACGATTGAACGCCGCCAGACGGGCCTTGGCCGCTTCGTAGGCCGCCGTGCGATCCGGATAGATATGGCGATCGGTATGCACCGGTGGCAGCCCCTCGGGCACATTCGGATTGTCCAGGTGCGAGATGAGTAGCTCGCCGCTGGCCGGGTCCTGGTACTGGGTGCTGACGCCCTGATGCGCGCTGCGGTCGCTCAAGCGAAACTGCCAGCGGGTCACGTCATTGCGTTGCAAGGTGATCACACCCAAGGCCTGGCCACTGGCGCTCTGCCCGCCTTGTCGCGGCAAGACCAGCAGCTTTCCGTCGGCCACCTTGGCCGTGCAGTCGTGCTTCTTGGCCACCCGGGTGATGAAGTTGAAGTCGGATTCATTGAGCTGGTCCATGCGCGGCACCCGGGTGTCGACCGGGCACGACGGCTGCCAGCCATTGCGCGCAGCCACGTCGCCGACGATCTGCGCCAGACTGACGTCCTCCCAACTGCCGCTGCGCGTGGTTTTGCCACTGCCACGCATGTCGCTGGCCTTGCCGCTGATCACCAGCGTGTCCGGTGGGCCGGAAACCGCCACCTCGTCCACGGTGTAACGGCCCATGCGCGTCAGGTCGGCGCCGGCATAACCCAGGTAGACTTCGATGCTCGCGCCACGAACGGGCAGCGACACCGCGCCGTCACGATCGTCGATGCGCAACTCAAACGAATCGGAGGCCATGCCGGGCCGGTCGGCCAGTTGCAGCGACACCAGCCGATCGTTGATCAATGTGGTGATGTCGGCGCCGTCAGCGACGATACGAAACAGCGGTTGCATCGTGGTACTCCAGGCAAGAAAAAGCCCGCACTGAGCGGGCTGGGTAATGGGATCAATCCCACAACGAAATCACGCTGTCAGTCTCAACCACCAACTCCGGCAGCGTGATCAGTACGCCCGCCCGGAACGGTTGCGGCTCATCGGCCAGTCCCTGATTGGCCGCCAGCACTGCCTCGACACTGCGGTTCAGGTGGCCGTAATAGTGGTGACACAGGGTGTCGAGCAGATCCCCGTCAGCTGTTCTGCAAGTCGTCGCCATAACGGACAAACTCCAATGAAAAGCCTTGCTTGCGCGGAATGGCGCCTGGCAGCAAAGCGCTTTGCTCTTCGTCGATGTTGGTCAGGCACCAGTTGCCCAGCACCTCGCCGTAACCGGTGGTCAAGTTCAGCGGCAGCAACTTTGCGCCGATGCTGCGCAGCGTATCCAGTTGCTTCAATCCGCCTTTGTAGCTGGGGTAGATCGCACCCTTGATCGTGATTTTCTCCTCGCCTAGCCCCACGGCCTGTTGCGCCGGACGTCGGGTCAGGCGTTCCTGCGCCGCCCAGCGAAACGAAGTCTGCCGGCGCAGCTCGTCAAACGCCGCCGTGTCCAGGTTGAAGTAATACGGCCGCTCGTTGGCCTTGAGCGGATAGATGATCAGCAGATGCGGGAACGGCTTCACCGCGTCCGGGATCGGCGTCATGTCGCCAGCAAACCATTCCGTGGGCAGGATGTTGCCCAACGCGGCATTGGCCTTGCTCGATGGTGAAACGCCAGAACCGCGTGAATGACCCGGCAAGCAATGCGCCCCGCCCCCTCCGGCGGCAATAGGACGGACAGCATCACTGCTGCACCTTGGCGACAGGGTGCATCGGGATGTCACCCACCCGGAGAAATCACCATGCTCGGAATGAAAAAGCTGTTCGGAAAACAAGTCGGCAACGCCCAGGCCGAAATGAAGAAAGTCGTTAACCGCGACTTGATGCAGGCCATTGTCGGTGGCGGCTTACTGGTCGCGGCGGCTGATGGTGAGATTGAAACCAGCGAGGTTTCTAAGCTCGACGAACTGATTCGCTCCAACCCTAATTTGACGCATTTTGGTAGCGAGATCACCGAGACCATCAACCGCTTCACAGGCCAATTGAACGCCAACTTCCAAGTAGGTCGATTGGCAATCAAGCGTGAACTGGCCGACATCAAAAACGTTCCGGCCGACGCGGAGGAAGCCTTCGTGAACATTCTTGCCGTTGCCCAGGCTGATGGTCAGATCGAGCCAGCAGAGTTGGTGGTGTTGAAGGAGATTGGCATGCACTTCGGTCTGCGCCTGGCTGACTACGGTATCGAGGCGTGAAGTACGCGACAAAGGTTTTGCTGATCCTGCTGGCACTCATCGTGGGCGGCATGTTGCTGAGCAACGTAGCTTCTCGGGCCACTTGCTCCTACTACGGCCTCCAGACTGACCGAGCGACCCGCTACGCCGCCTTCGTGGGCTGCATGGTTCTAGTTGACGGAGCATGGTTTCCCCGTATGGAAATCCGTGTAGTGCAGTGACGTTTCACTGATGCCGCTTCTTGCAAGGCGGCATTGGGAAACCTACTAACGCAAGGAAATGGACCAATGCTCATACTCACCCGCAAGCAAGCTGAATCAATCAATATCGGCAATGACATCACAATCACCGTGCTGGGCGTGAGCGGCCGGCAGGTGCGTATCGGTATCGATGCGCCCAAGGATGTCCCCGTGCATCGTGACGAGATCACCCAGCGTATTCAGGCAGCCTTATCCAAGCCGCAGTAACGAGTCAACGCTACGTCAGCCTGACGTTAACTGCCCGAGCACTTCGAAAGAGGCCGTATCGGCAGATGCCAAGACAGCACTCACGGCTGGGTTTGGTCACCCGCTCCTGGCATCTGACCGATGCGGAAGATTCTGCACCGCGCAATGCGGCCCCCTGCAGTCAACCGACCACCGAGGAATGCTCGGAAGTTCAACTCAGCACGAGGATTGGCAGCCATGTAACCGATCAATTGAAGCCCGCCCAATGGCGGCAATCTGCGCTCACGTAGGGAGGTCTTCGAGACGCAAACAAAGCCCGGTTCTGATCGGGCTTTTTTTCGCCTGTTTTTATCCGTCAGCACTCTCCCCTGCGCCCAACGGCAACCAGCAGGAGGCCGAGTGCTGACGAATAACCTCAACCCAATGAAGGAATCGTGATGAATCAGACCATTCGCCAAAAACAAGCGGTCCTGCAGGTGTTGCGGGATCGTCTCTCAATGTCTACCGCGGACATGTACCGAAAGATCGATCGCGAAGCCCCCATTCGAGCTCTACGGTTTAACGTTGTGCCCCGCGGAAGCAACACCTTTGAAGTGATCGAACGCTCAACGGGAGCAGCCAAGGGTGAACGGTTCGGGCACGACAACGCCTGCCAGTTCGCTCAGGAGCTTGAGAGCAACGCTGACTTGTTCGCAGCAAAACGCGATACAGCGAAGATTTTTGCCCAGATATTACTGCGCTGGACTACTGGCGGCGCGCTAATGTTGAGCCTGTTCGCGTATTACGGCGCAGGTCATTGAGACGGATCAACAACCAGGTGCGCCAGCGTCGACGACAGACATGGCTGGGTCTACCAGCCCACGGAATTGAAGAGGCAAGCCATGGCGGAAGAACAGGAACTGACGGCGGAAGCCAAGAAGCAGCGCAAAAAACACGAGAAGGAAGCCTCCAAGAATGCTTCGCTGGGCATCGAGAAGTTCACTGTTGAGGTGGCTGGAGTGTTCAAGCCTGACCTTAAAGAGGTCATGACCGACCACGGCATCAACAACCAGCAGGACATTCACCAGCGGCTGCTGAAAAACCTGATCGGTGCCGACTTCGAGACACAGGCCTGGATGCTTCGGAATGTCACGACACCTTATGAGCCGAGCGAAAAGGTGTCGCGAGCGTTTCATGATCTGTCCATAGCCGAACTGGCGCGCGACCCAGGAGATGAAATCATCTTTCAAAATTAGTAACTATTTCTTACTTTGCGCAGCTTTGACTATTTTAGCTAGGTGCTCTTGTCGCTTAAAACGAGCAATATACCAATCTTTAATAAGAGTCTCGATAAGCTCAATCAGCAGCTGCGCCTCTTCGGGTTCAACATCTATTATCTCGTTGATATCCTTTTCCATGTGCGCGCCGATATTGCCGATTTGACGAACAGCATCGATAGCAGCCCACGTATCAGGATCAACCTCGTCTTTCAGACCATCGATTTCGTCAACTAGACGTTTTTTAACGATGCCCTTGAAATCTCGTATTATTCCTTGAAGGCATCTCCTGGATAGCGTGGCAGAAGCTTTAGGGCTCAAATCCCTAATTTTGCAAGCTTCTTCATAGTCTTGTCGAATAGGAGCAGGTACATACTCCGGAAAATTCAAAGCCAGACTAGAAGGTCTCAAGGTCCACTGATCAATCAACTCCGCCAAACGATAACTATTAGATACAATCGACGCCTTCCCAAATCTAGCGTGGAGGACTATCTCTCTGCACTCCTGATTAGGACATACAATCGATGTCATATTCACAATCAACACGGAATCAAACTTATTACCATCATTGAAGTTAAATGAACCTGCTGATCTATTCTCGTTGGTTATTGTTGAATTATTCCCGCAAAATGGGCACTGCCAGTTAAACGCCATAGATCGTCCCTCAGTATGAATGATCGTTGTATCAAGAAAGCCATACACAATCAAATTGCCACCACCGGTCACGGAGGGCGGCACTGACTGAGGTATCAGGGCTTGCAGGTGCCCAGTACAGCTCTCCTGATGCGGAAGCAGATCAAGCCGGCGACAAGGCCGATCCACCAGAGCAGCATTTGTGACGCAAAGAAAAGGCCAAAGATGGTGCCTATCGAGTACGTACGCGAGACAAGCGATACGACAAGAATTCAAGCGACAGGAACTGCACACCAAAAAAGCAGTGCAGCCCCAGCGATTGCTAGCAGCTCTCCAGCAGCTTCTTTCTGATCGGTACTCATGGCCATCCGAATGCCCCCGGCTCCATGCCGAACCATCAACGAATAGCCTACTTCAACGAATCACGCCAGCCGAGTGGCCGACGGATTCGTTTATCAAAAAGCTTATTTAAACGCGGCTTTAGCCTCGTGTGGATGGATGTATACACTTTGCAGTAAGTTCTCAACTACATCCATTGCCAAAGTCAATTGTTTAACCGTACTGGGCTTTGCCTCGTGTGCTGAATCATTCCCCATTGATCTGAGCTTATGAAGAATATCAGCACCTGCATTAGGCAAAACGCCTTTTAATTTCAAGTCATCAATTTTCGCCAGTAGATTTTTCCCGGTCGCAGATTGATTCTTACAGATCATTTCAATAAGAATGCGAACTGCTAGCCCAGCGAGAATAGGCTGCTCACCATTCATTGCCAAGATCAATTCATCATATGTAGCTCTAACCTCAGGAGGGAGGTGCGAGTACCCATCGATTTTAAACCGCCCAGCTGTTCTATTCGGGTACAAAGCCACACTGTAATCGGCTGTGTACTCTTCGGTATCGTGATCATAATAGTAATCTTCACTATTGGAGCTTTCTTTTCTGAAGGAAAGCGCGTCACAATTTAAACAGCGAATAACTTCAAACTCCGTTATTCCCGTGTATTCTTCACTATCCCACCTGCTCCGTGCAGAGGCCTCAACTTTATGTCGCTGCTGAATTTTGCAAACTTCACACAAGGCTTTGTGCTCAGTTCCAACAGTGTTGCCCGTCGAATATGTATGCCCTGCCACTTGGTTTCTCCATAACGTAATTAAAGGCGTTGCCAACTTAACCCAAAACATGGCACCCCGCCATCATTTGCAACGTTTCATTTTCCAATGGGGCTGCGGATAGCGTGGCTATTGGTTAACTCAACATCTATCCGCGCCTTTTTACCCCACCCCCACCTCCCGGGCATGCCCCGGCATAGGACGCCCCATGCCCACAGAAAATAAACTCGCCTTGAAGCGCCAGCGCGTCGAGCTCGTCAACCAGGTGATCCGGATCATCGGCGCGATTCTTCTTCAACCAGGTCTCCGATCATTACGCCAGCATGGAGGTCGATCAGCGGGGCAAGGTCTGGTTCATCGACGATCACAGCGCCAGGCGGATCTTCACGCACAAAACAAACTGGGGTGGCCGGTGGCGCGGCTTCAGTCACGGCGGCACGCTGCGCAGCCTGGTCGAAGGCTTTCGAGAATACATCCGCACCGGTGAACCGCTTCACCCTGGCTATCTAGGCCCCGAACGGTTCGATGACAGCAACATCTGGGGTTACGACGAGGCGGGCATGAAGGCTGTGCGCGAGCAGGCCGGCGCCCTTCCCATCTTCCTTCAGCCCGACGCGGAGGTAACATGAAGCGCCTCATCCGCCGAAAGTTAGAGACCTGGCTGATCCTGCTGGCAGCGAAGATCCTGATCGACCGCAACGTTCAACGCGCCGCAGTTGTATCGCGCCGCGACAACAACGACATGTGGGGCATGGCCGAGCAGCTCAAAGCCATCGCCAAGCGCATCAGCACTAACTACCCGTAACTCCCTCCCCCCCCCTCAAAGTCAGCCGCTATAGCGGCAAGGACGAAGTCATGCCTGAAGAAAAAGTGGTGATGTACGAAAGCGTGTACGCAACTGGTGAGGTGAACCAATAAACCGTAGCTCACCTTCAAAGTGCCCTTCACACCCTCCATCTGAAATTTACGTAACCACCCACGGCCGCCCCGGGCGGCTTGGAGCACCCAATGAGAAAAGAACTGATCAAGATCAGTGAGTTTCAGCGCCGGCGCTGGGGCGAGAACGGTACACCGCAATGCCCCCAGGCGATTCGCAACCACATCCGTAACGGCGTTGTACCGGGCGAGCAGATCGGAAAACTCTGGTACGTTGACTGGACCGCATTCACCCGCTCGGACGGCAACGACCTGGTGGCGATGGTATTGAAAGGAGCTGCATGATGGTCCCACGGCCGCGCAACAAGGCGAACAAGAGCCTCCCGCAGAACCTGTACTTCGATTCGCGGCGCTCGACCTATCGCTACCGCCGGCCTACCGACGGCAAGTGGTTTCAGTTCGGCGCCGACCGGATCAAGGCCATCGACGCGGCAAGGCAGTTGAATCTGGAGTTCATGCGCGGTGCTGATCTGATCGGCGCCGTCATGGGCAGCACATCCGAATCGTTCACCGGCTTTCTGGACATTTACGAGCGCGACGTGCTGCCACCGCGCGAACTGGCCAAAGGCACTCTTGGCCTATACGCCGTGCACTTCCGTCGCTTCCGGAAGCAGTTCGAAGGAAAAGCAGTCGACCAGATCACAATCCGCATGATTGCGGAGATGCTCGACGTACTCACCCCGCGAACAGCCAACCAATGCCGCGCCTTGCTGATTGATATCTTCAACCACGCAGCGGCCAAAGGCCTGTGCCCGGACAACCCGGCAGCCAGCACGATTAACCGTATCGAGAAGAAGCAGCGCAAGCGGCACACGATTGAAGGCCTGAAGGCCATCCGGGAGAAGTCGCCGCCCTGGCTGCAGAACGCGATCGACCTCGCGCTGATCACCGCGCAACGTCGTACCGACATTTTGAACATGCGGTTCGATGGTGTTCGGGAAGGTTATTTGTATGTGGTGCAGCAAAAGACGGCCAAGGCCAGCGACGCGGCGTGGATCCGGTTCAAAGTGACCGAAGAACTCCAGGCTGTGATCAGCCGGTGCCGGGATGACATCGTTTCACCTTACCTGGTCCACCGCCGGCCCGATCGCAAGAAACAGAAACAGGCGCAAACCAAAGACCATTGGACGCAGGTAGAAGAACGATATTTGACGCGAGCCTTTAAAGAGGCTCGGGAAGCGGCGGATTGCTACAAGGGATGGAAAGAGGAGGAAATGCCGGGCTTCCATGAAGTGCGAGCGCTATCGCTGCATCTGTATCAGAAAGCCGGAAAAGACGGGCAGAAAATCGCCGGACACGCCAGCGAGAGTATGACCAAAAACTACCAGAAGAATCACGCTGAAATCGTCTGGTCCGAAGCGATTCCGGACCTGAATATCAGCGAAATCACCGGGTAGTTTTGCGCCAGTTTTGCGCGGGTTTTGCGCAGGCACAAAAAAGCCGATCTATCTGATCGGCTTAAGTGTCTGATTTTACTCAGGAATAAT